CCAGGGGGCAGTGGAGTTGATATTAAACATAACTCTTATGAAAGGTATTTAAACCGATTAAAGGGAAAGGCGCCATTAAGACGCGGTATCGCGCCACAAAATTTTGGTGTGCCAGAAATACCATTTACTCTTGTTAATCCAGTATATGGTGGAAAGGTGATGAAAATGTCGATAGTAAATGATTGTAATTGTTCTGAGAATGAGACACTATCGAATCAACTTATTAAGGACAGTAATATTCAAGATAAGATTAACGATGTTATTTTTACATATCAAAACATTGAATCATCTCCTGGAACAGCTAGAACGAAGGATTGTCAAGAAAATATAGTATCTAATGCTACATTAAATAGTTTATATACAGTTAACTATTCAAATTCACAATCCATTTACTCGAACGACCGAAATAGTTTTTTTAATCCAGGAATATAAATAATAAACTCAAGAATAAAAGAAGAAGAAGAAGAAGAAGAATAAAAACAAAATTAAAATATTTGTAATAAATATATGTATCGTCGCATCGGAATGAATATTTTATATCCTAATGGAGACCAACAAGCAAAATTAGCTGCTGTTGCTACCGCTCAATCCACAACAATGTCATTTAGGAATTTTTCTTTAAATTCACCCATGATAGCAAGAGTTCATAATGCCAAACCTGGGTGCAGTGCTTGTGGAAAAAAAGTGATGTAAACAATCATTTGTTGTATCTAAAAAAGCTTACAATTCCGTTATGTTATATTATATTTATATTTTGTATATTATACCATATGAAAATACTGTATCCTGAAGAATGTATGTGGGAACTAGAATACATAAAAGATATTACTGGGTGTAACTGTAACAGTGATTTAGAAATAGAAAAATATAATATAAACAATTGTAATTTATTACTAGAGAGAGAAGACATAGTTTCAAATTGTTTATTTGTCATGACAATTTCGTATTACAATATTAATATTGAAGAAATACTTAAAAAGCTTCAACCAATAGTTATTTTCTTTTTGTCAGATGAATATGGCATATTTCAAAAATACAATTATTTAGAAAAATATACAAAATTATTTTTACGTCAATATAATCATAAAAGTTATACTTATTCGAGTCATAATATTCAAATTCCACTAGGATATGTAAGTAATTTTTTGCCTAATAACAACAATAATAATGTTACTGATATAAAACCAATTAATGAACGTAAAGTAAATTGTTCATTTATAGGAGCTAAAAAATCAGATAGACAGCATATGCGTGACGTTTTTGAAAAAAATATGAATAATACTATGATTGTTTTTGTAAATAATAATTGGGATATAGAAAAATTGCCAGTTATTCCTAATAATTTGTTTACTTTGTATAATAATTCTATTTTTATAATTATAGGCAGAGGAAATAGCAGTTTAGATTGTTTCCGAATTTATGAAGCAGTTGTTTCTGGGGCTATTCCAGTTATCGTAGGAGAGGAAATGGAAATTAACACTACTTTTTATTACGGTGGGTATAAGCCTCCGTTTGTTTATTCGGATACTTGGGAAAACGCGGTTTCTGTTTGTAACAATTTATTACAGCAACCCGAATTGTTACAAGAAAAACAAAATAAAATTTTAGAATGGTGGACAAATCAGATTACAAATATTAAGAACATTATAACTCAAACAATTCATCAACGAAAATCATAGTAAATTCGTAATATTATATTCATTAATAGTATAATGTCCTCTTCTGATACAAGCAATATAACTATATATCCTCAAAATTTGTTACATCGTTCTTCTTATTATAGAACTATGTTTGACACTGTTGTTCTTCCCTATAACAAACCATTTAATAATTGTTCAAATACCTTATGTTACACGTCTAGTAAGGGAACATTTATCAGCAAACCTCATTCTAGTTACGGCATGGTTGGAACCACCTCTGCCGGTTATTTAGCCAGACGTCGTCGTCTGTAAATATTCATTCCATTATTAATTTATGAGACCATATATCGTCACAAATTAATATATATATAATTGTTCGCAAATATCGGCCACCAAATTAGTAACAAACTTTTTTCCTATTTTGTATTATATTTTATTTAAAAAAAACGTGTTTTTTTCATATTTTCATTTTAAGACCATAAATGGTAACAAATTGTTTTGATAAATTTAGAGAATATTTTTCAGTAACAACCTCTTGTTTCAAAAAGTGTTTTGGTTTTGAAAATTGGACATACTTTTTTATGTCCATTTTTGAAAAACGGAAAAGACTTTTGAAAAACCGTGTTTTTTTTGCTCATTGTGAGCATAATGCTCTCATTTTCATTTTTACAGTGAAAAAAAGTGTTACGATAAAATTTTTATATTTTTTTGCGGAAAAAGTATTTAAAGTTTTTTATCATTATTTATTAACAATGTTGTTAACAAAAAGTTGCGAAAAAGTTGCGCCAATTTTTATATGCGAAAGTTGTGACTATAATACGAATAGAAAAAGTAGTTATGATAAACATATTTTAACAGCAAAACATAAAAACTCAGAAATCTTTAACAAATTTAACAATGTTAAAAAAGTTGCGATCATTAAGGAAAAAGAAAAAGAGGTAGAAAAAGAGGTAGAAAAGGAAGATGATACTGATAAAAAATTTGCTTGTATTAATTGTAAAAAGCATTATAAATCAAGGGTTGGTCTTTGGTATCATGTAAAACATTGTGTAAAAGAGCCTACAACGCAGATGGTCGGAAAGCCTTCGAACGGAGAACCTACTACGCAGACGGCCGAGTTGGCTTCAAATGAATTCAAAATTCTGACAAATTTGGTGGTCGAATTAGTCAAGCAAAATAACGATTTTAAGGATTTGGTTTTAGACCAAAACAAACAGCTACAGGAAATGGCCGCAAAAATAGGCACTTGTAATAACAATATCAATAGCAACAATACAAATAAATTCAATATTAACTTTTTCTTGGATGAGAAATGTAAAGATGCATTAACCATAAAAGATTTTGTCGAGCAACTTCAGATAGATAACGACGACTTAGAAGAAACTGGGCGTCTTGGGTTTGCGAAGGGTATTAGCAAAATTTTCATAAATGGTCTTAAAGACTTAGACCTTTATAAGAGACCTCTACACTGTAGTGACGCAAAAAGGGAAACCGTGTATATCAAAAATGACGAAAATGAATGGATAAAAGATAATGATAATAAAACTATTTTAACAAAAGCAATCAAAGATGTTGCTAATAAAAATATTAGACAAATCAGCGAATGGCAAAAAAATAATAGAGAATATTCGGACCCAGATTCCAAAGTAAATGATAAATATATGAAAATTGTATTTGAAGCCATGTCTGGTTCCACTGTTGAAGAATCACACAAAAATTACGAAAAAATTGTCAAAAATATTGTCAAAGATTGCGTCATACCCAATACAGAAAAATAATGTAAAACAAAAATAAAAAATAAATATTATATTTTGCTATAATATTTATATATCTGGGCAACGCATAAATAATTTTTATTTTATTATTTTTCGGTTATTATTTTTTCGTCCTTTCTCTCTTGTTCTTCTGAGTCACTCTCACTAATTTGTATATATTTTCGTTTATGTTTTCGTTTAATATTATTGGTATTAAAATTATTGGTATTAAAATTATTGGTATTAAAATTATCCCTAGTAATTGAATCTAATAATATAGTATTTACATTTCTATCGTGCTGATTCATAATATTTTTGTAATGTTCTGCGAATGTTTTTTTCATCGTTCTTCGGCTTTAAGTTGTTTTACAATATATTATATTCGACTTTAAGTCACTTCTTTAAGTTGTTTTACAATATATTATATTCGCTTACGCTGCTTCTTTAAGTTGTTTTATAATATATTATATTCGGCAAATAAATTTCAATTTTATGGAAAAATAAAAAAAGGGATTTAAACCTTTTAATGATATATTTAACTTAATTCTAACTACATTTAATACTAACTACATTTAATACTAACTACATTTAATACTAACTACATTTAATACTAACTACAGCTAACTACTTTTTTTATTTTTTATTTTAAGTTATTATTTCTAACTCATCATCACCATTGTCGTAAAATCTGCTCCCATTTGGATTTCCATTGTAAATGTTTGTTCCATCTTCTAATACAGCTATTATTGTATTGGAACGCACCATTTCCGGCGACATTGGCAACATTAGTTCGTCATGTTCGTCCAATGGATAAATATGAACATCCGATAATACACTCAATAAATCACTTTCACTATCGAATTCATCAAAATCGTCATAATCGTCGTCATCAATATAAAACAACTTTCGACAAACTGGCAGTGAAGGCACATCGTCAATATCCATTGGAATCACATCTTCTTCCTCTTCACAATAACTTATATAATCGTAATAATTATCGTTCGGATAATGTTTTTTGTTTAATAATGTATACTCATTTTTGTTTAACACTATTACATCATCTGTATCTTCATCGTCACCAATTACCTCCATTGAAATATCTGCTTCTATTATTTCACCTAAATCATATATTTTTGATGCCGATTCGCAGTGCTCCTCACACATCTGCTCTAAACGCGCATCAACCCAAGAATATCTCTCTTCTTCTACTACATCCATTTGATTCGCAAGAGCTGCTCGTTGCTCCTGATACTCATACTCTTGATAATCAAGTGTGTAAATTTCTTGGTTCATTTTTTAATCACTTCTCTTATTAAATTCACTTCTTTAAATCACCTTTATTAATCACTTTTATAAAGTATTCTTTATACGTCTTACTCGTCATAACTTGTAAAAAAGTATTTCAATTTTTTATTTATTTTATATAAAAAATAAATAACTAAAAATTTTATACATTTATATTCCTTTCGTTTATATTACAAATTTATTTTCACAATTTTTATATCCGGATTTTTTGTTTCTAAATCTGATTCTGTTTTTTTTTCTGGTTTTTGGGTTTGATTTGGATTTTGGTTTGGAATCGACAGATTCTGATAAAATTCTTGAACCTTTCTATTTATTTTTATTTTTGACGCATCAAACGACGATAAATACAAACCTTCTAGGCTTTTTACTCTAGATAACGCTACATATGTTTGGCCACATTCAAATATATTTGACCCTGCATCTACCTCTGCTATATCCAATGTAGCACCTTGTGACTTATGTATTGTTAACGCCCACGCCAAAATTAACGGTATTTGCGATACACCTATTCCTGGAATGTTCTCACTCGGCCACATATGATAATTCATTGTCATTTCATATGAACCTTTATCATTCAATCTTTTGAACCTTACCACCGGCAAACCCATTTCGGTAATTCTTGTCACTATTCCTTGACTCCCATTACACACCATCGAACCATTGACTAATTCTATATTCACTATACACATTACCTGTGCTCCTATTTTTAACCTAACTACTTCATCACAACGTAAATTTCCTTTTAAATATAATAACTCTGTTTGTATTTGCTCTTTTGTATATTGCGACCTTTGGAGTAACTCTTTTGCGGTCATTTCCAAATCCGAATGATACTTTATTTTATACTCTATTATCTCTGTTTTGAGCTTGTCCATTTCTGTTATGTTTATATTGTCTACCTTGTTTCTCGTTGGAAATAACTTTGTCGGCGTTATCTGTAAATCTTCTGGCAATCCCTTGTCTACATGTTTTAATAATAACTCATTGGATGACCTTTTCAAACGACCTTCCCGTATCTGATTCAATATTTTTTGATACGTTTCGTCACTTTGTCTAAAAATCTTTGTCAGCTGAATGTGATTTTCTTGAGAAAATGTTTCCGACCATAATGGCGATTCAAAACAGAAATTCAATGTTTCTGGTTCATCTTTATCACCAACTGGCGGCAGCTGATAAAAATCCCCTGAAAATATTAATTGAATCCCACCAAACGGTCTTGTGTTTTTTCGCATTGCTTTACCTATTGCGTCTAATAATTCGAACAATTTTTGCGACATCATAGAAACCTCGTCAACAACCAAAATATCCGTAGTCTTCCAATTTAATTTGGCAAAACGATTTCTGGAAATTTTTGTTATTAACTGCTCTACGGTTGCGTTTCCAAGTCCTATGCTTGCCCAAGAATGAAGCGTCTTTGCTTTACAATCTAATAAAATGGCAGCACAACCAGTTAACGCACAGACTTGTATATTAAATCCCTTCCTGACAGCATCTTGGCGAATATGTTTTATTAATAACGTTTTACCTGTGCCACCTGGGCCTGTAATAAATATATTATTACCCTGAATATATTTATTATTTGCTATTATTTGTTCTTCTGAAAACTGCATTATACTACGTTATTATACTACATTTTCTTTATTCTGTTTATTAATTCAATTTTATTACCTTTTATTATTATCTTTTTACTTCATTTTTATAATCCAAGTTCGAATTCTATTTTTTCTAATATTTGTTTCAAACTTATATTTTCTTGTTTTAATTGCTGAACTTCTTTTGTTAACACCGCAATCAACCCAATATAATTAACACTTTGTGTTTCGGGTCCATCTTTTGTGCCGGAAACCAAAAATGGATAATGTTCTTGTATTTCGTGAGCGATAAAACCAATACCTGTTTGGTTTGATGATTTTAATGTGTATACTACTGGTTTTAATTTGTCAACATTATATTTATTTGTCTCAATTGGTTCTACATTTTCTTTTATACGGTAATCCGAAGTTGCGTTAAATGAACTAGCTGTAATGGTTCCACTTGCTGTAATGGTTCCACTTGCTGTAATAGCACCGTTTAAAATACCAACAAATGTGGCACCGGAACCGAATGTTGCTCCTTTTGTTGCGTTAATAGCGCCTTCTAAAATACTAACATATGATCGGTTGTCAGAGCTGCCTAGAACCCCCTCATTAGTAAAAGTAGCAC